TTCTGGAGCTTGAGATCTAATTCCTGATTGATCTTGTTGCAACTGTTGTAAAATTTGTTTCCAGATACCACTCATAAAAAAAGCTTCAAAACTTTGAAATTGCATTTTTTGTTCTGGCTCCATTTGTTCCCAGATTTCTATCGCAATTTCTTTGCCTTGATCTCTTGGTTCACGACCACCCATTCTAATATCACCTCGGTTATATTTAATGTCTGGTGCTCCAGCTTCTATTGATTCTGTCATTGAAATTTTTTCGTCCATAGTATCTCCTTTTACTTTGTTTTTCCAAACAAATCAAGAGGTGGCATGATAACTGTTACATCTCTTTGCACATCCTCTTCAGGTATATTAGCAGCTTTTAAAGCTTCTTCACTTTCATATATTACACCTGTTTTTTTGTTTTTAATAGTAGTTATTATTTTTTCTGGTGTTATTTCTATCATTATGTTGTTACCTCTTTCTTGATGTTTAGATAACTAATAGCCACATCAAACGAGTCTGTTGTGCTTGATTGGACTGTAAAGGTTTTACCACCTTCTACTATTAGCGGTTGGGTTAATAATTCTGTGGTTTCATTAGCTGTTAAAGCTTTAGATTTTATAGCTGTAATACTATTGTTAAGAATAGTTACACTTGGTGTACCAGCTGATGTAACAAGTATAGATTTAATAACAATAGTTTCATTAACTGCAGGAGTACTAGCCCCAAATGGTGTAAGTGCACTACCACTTGTGTTGTTATCTATACCGACAAATTTATATTGGTTTACTACTGCCATTAATCTAAAAAGAAACTTCTAGCTTCTATCTCCTGTTTTAATTCTTCTTGAAATGTTGTGTTTAATTTTTCAAGAACTGCATCTAAATCTCTAACTAAAGACTGTGCCACATCTTCTTCGTATTCTGCACTTGCTCTAGTTAATGATTGTACTATTTTAGCCATTATCTTCTTCCGCCTGCATGTATATCTAACCTAAAAGTTCCTAATTTCCAACTAGTATCAACAGCTGTATTAGATATAGTTAAAGCTATCGCCCTTCCTCTTGCACGTGTGTCTACTTTATCTGTTCCAGTTGTAATAGTAAAAGGACCCAAAGAAGAACTAGCGGCAGTATCATTTGGATAATTTCTAAGATCTAATTGTACAATTGTACTTCCTTGTTGGGCAATAAAATCAGGTATGATTCTACTAACTCTCATAATGTTTTCACCATCTCCTCTAAGATCAGCCATATTAGTTGCAGCTCCTCTAATAACTTTTTGTGTAATATCATAATCACCAGAAGTAATATTAGCAGGTATGGCTGTAGTAACTGCTCCAGCTTCTAATTGATTAACTCCTGTTTCATGTTCAAAATAAATTGTTGTGCCATCTGTATTGCCTGTTACATCAAATGATGTATCAGTACCTGCATCATATTTAGTACCATGCGGTAAACCAAATACAGCAGAATCTTCCCAAGTGCTTCTTGGAAATAAACTATTTGCGTTAGTAAACCATATAGGTCGTTTTGCTGTTGAGTCTAAATAACTATATGTAACAGATCTGTTAACAACATTTGATGTAGCTGTTGGATAAAACCAAGTAACTTCACCAAACAAGTTATTAATACCTGCATACACTAATTGATTCGATGTAGTGTTAAGATCATCATAAACATAATCTTCAACTAAACAGTCCATTGATTCTAGTTTACCAGTAAATCTAAAAAAACCATTATCAGACATCCAATACGCAGCACCATCAACTTCAACGGCTGCATTCATACCTATTAATCCACAGTTAGTTCCTACTTGTTCGTAAGCAAATGTAAAAGGAGTACCTACAAAACGCATAGTAAATAAAGCTGTATCAGACCAAATGTAAATTGCATTTCTACCTAGTTTAGCTCCCATAATCCGTGATCCGTCGGCCAGTCTTTGTGTACCAGCACTATTTTCAGCTGTAGGTGTATAAGTATTTATATCTTCTTGAGAAGAAAATCTAATAAACATATCATCTTGAGTTGTTTTATCTCCAATAGTTTTTTCTGTACCAAAAAATACTAAGTGACGATCAGGAGTAGATACTAACATATCACGTGATGCTGTTGGTGCGCCTGTTATAATAGTAGCACGGGTTGCTGTTGCATTAGCTGCATCACCATCCCATTCAAAACATTCTCCATTATGTATAAGTGCAATAAGAGTGGTACCTAAATTATCTAATGACCATAAACCTGGATCTGTTACTGAGTCAGTGTTTGCTGCTGCTGATCCCCAACCTGTCCATGAAGATGTATTAGTTACAGTAGCTCCATTTAAATGTGTAGTTGCAGTTGTTCCTCTAGCTCCTCTTCCAATACCAGTTAATTTAGTGCCACTAATTCCTGTATAAGATATTTCTTCAGTTCCTATTTGAACATAGTTTGTTCCTGATGTTGGAAAACCAGTTACACTAGTTAATGTAATTTCTGTAGCTGATCCATTGTTACCACCAGATGTACTAGATATAGCTCCACTTAATGTTGTGGTTGCAGATCCTAAAACACTTCCGCCCCATAATGATATACCCCAACCAAATGCACCAACTTGTTCTGCTGGTCCTACATGATAATATTGATAATAAGTTATACCCCCTGAAGTAGTTGCTCCACTTCCTGTTTCATTACTTGGCATCGTAATAGTAATAGTAGTGTTAGTTGGTACACTAGTTACCATAAATTTTTTATCAGCAAAATCTGTAGCTGTAAAATTAGAATTAGTTATAGATGAAAATGTAGAAGCATCACCAAAAAGTATTATATCTCCTGCAGAAAAACTATGTGTTCCTGGAAAAGTAATTGTAACAGTTGGATCATTATTAACTGTGCTAAACGCATTTGTAATAGCTGTACCTGATGGATTAACTAAAGGATGTATATCATAATAAACTCCACCAGAATATACATATAAAATTCTGTTTGTGCCTATGGCTGCAAATTTAGTTGATGTTGAATTAACAAAATGATGTAAACCTCGTGCAACACCGGTTAGTTTTGATTCACCTAATTGAGTCCAACCACCTATTTTTTCAGGGGTACCATATCTAAAACGAACATTTTCTCCACCTGTCCATTGAGATTCAGCACCTGTTGATGTGACCTGTTTGTTGAACCCTGGTAAAAAACCTAATTTTTGTAACATAAAACTCCATATTATGTATTCCTCATTGGTGGAATACCTAACATTGGCCTTCTGTCGAACCTGTTCTTTTCTGCAAAAGGACCATTTACATGGTTATAATGAAGAAACACTTGTCCGCAAGTATCCCCTTCAAAAGGTTCTCTCCAATGCTCTAATTCACATCCACTATATACTAGCATATCGCCAACATCAAGTAGGACTTTAGTACCTTTAGGTGCATCAGGTTTATGTATATTTTTATACTCGTCTATAACGTTGTCAGCTCCTGTGCCATCTATAAATATAGGCCAAGGATCGCCACCTAAATTAATAGTTGTAGATATTTCACAACTAGGTCTGTCTTTATGTCTTTTTAATTCGTCACCATGTTTATATAATCTTGCATAGGAATAAGTAGGACATAAGTCTAAGCCGGTTTCTTGTTGCATTACTGGTAATACTTTAACAAGTAAAGTTTCCATTACATTATCAGCATAATGTGAGTAAGTATTAGGGATTTGTTGATCTGTCCATGTGCCTAACAGGCCTGTATCATATGTAATATTGTTGTCATACATCCATCTAACAGCATCTCGTTTAAGAAGAAAATAGTTAAATATAAAATTAGCTAACTCGTAGCTAATTGCTTTTTTAATTACTTGGTATTTATTGAAAACCATGCTGTATAAAATTAAAACTTACTGAAATTCTTATATCATTTGACTCGTTAGGTGCAACGGTATGCCAAAGATAAAATGGAAATATAATAATTCTACCTTCTATTGGTTCTAAATGACATTCTCGCCACAAATGTTTTGGTGGTTTACCTTCTTTTCTTATAGGCATATTTAATTGAACTCCTGGTCTGGGATCATTACAAGATAATTTACCAGAGTTTTTTGGAGTCTTTATATAATACACTCCACTAAATAAACTATTGGGGTGTATGTGTGGAGCATTGTATCCACCTGGTGGATTTATGTTAGCCCACATATTGCCTAATATAGGTTCTCTATCTAACCATTCTTCTTTCCATATGTCTTGCATCATTATAAACAATTCATTAACCAAAGGTTGAAATACAGGCATTTTATGCATTTCAGTTGTAGAGTGCCAACCATTACGATTTGTTTTTTTTAAACCTGGATCTTTTTTAGACCATTCAATTATTTCATTGGCAAATAATTGATTATTTAATTTTACATCTTTACCATATATAATTGTTGGAAAAAATTGTTCTTTAATCATCTAAATGGTTTGCCTCCAAACCAAACAACAAGTGATTGTCTAACTCCTTTTGTTACTGGTTGCACTCTGTGATTTAAAAATGATGCAAATGTTATCGCATGACCTTGTTTAAGGTCTGCAAATTTTCCAGGTGCCATAAGTTCTAAATGCCCTCCTTCAAATTCTGATGGGTCATTTAACAATATTGTCATTGATATTTTTCTAACAGGTGGTTCATGTTCCATGTGTGTATCACAATCCATATGCCAATCATAAAACCCTCCTTCTGGATATTCTGTAAACTGAGCATTTTCTGTAACCTGTATATCTCCAAAACCAAAATGGTTTTCATTTGCTTTTTGTATAAAGTTATTAAGATCACGATACATGTGTCCCATTTCTTTAAATGGTATCCAAGATATTGTTGTCACTCTTTTCTTTGTATCTGTGCCACCTCCAGGTTTACCCATACCAACTTGTGCTTGTTGCGGTGGTTGTCTTCTTCCACATTCAATAATTTGTCGACATTGATCTGGTGTAAACAACGGTGTTGTTGTTTGAACTATCCAACTCTTCCATTTAGGTTCTGTGATGTGTCTATTTTCGTACATCTTCTATTACCCTATCATACATTGATTTAATAAATTCAGGTTTTTTTACAGGATGGTTTTTCCAACAAAAAACATTTAAGTATTGAAAAAATTTTGTTTCTTTTCCATTTTCTCCTATATAACATAAAGTAGATTCATATTTATCTTTAAAATATTCATGTCTATGTGCACCGCTTCTAATATGCACGCCATCCGCATCTAAAACAATTGGACACAGTAATCCATTTTTTTCAAAATCTGGATTTATTTTTTTTACAAATTTATCTACTGTTGGAAAATGAGTTTTCATATTTTTAAATTTTACTTCTTTTAATTTATTTTTAAATATTTGATAGTGAGGTTCTAACATTAATTTACTCCTCTATTTCTAATTGGGTCATATTGAACATCCATATTTGCAGCTAACGTTCGTCTATATCCTGGTCCATTAAAAGGATACACACAGTGTCTCATGTCATATGGAAAAACATAAAAGTCTCGTTCTTTAATATTTGGTTGATAATCTATATGTGCAAACATACCTGAAGATGAACCCAATATCTGCAATTTACCATTTTGTGGTGCATCAGCTGCGGAATATTCTATTCCATAAGACTCAGGTAATTTTAAAATCATAACAGAAGATAAACCTGTAAACAATGATCCTTGGTGTACATGTACTGGATTGTACTCATGTTCAAACATTTGATTTACCCATATTGAATTTAAATGCATTTTATATTCTTTTACTTTGTTCCATTGTAAGTAGTGTGTAAATTTTTGATGAAACCATTGTAATACGTTTTGTGGTAAATGATTATGTCTAGTCATTTTAGGACCATCTTCACCATCAAAAAATAAACTATGTTCTTTCTCTATCTTACCTACTAATTGTTTATTAGCTGGTTTTAATTCAGGATATTTAGTTTCATAAATATTATTAATTATATTATATACATCTAAAGGCACTTGGTATTTTAATACCGACTGACCTAAAAATATAAAATTAAAATTATTCTGGTTTGGATCCGAGGTCACTGGTTAATTGTTCTTTCTTGTTGTAAATCATTTCTCCTGATTTTTTAACTCTTTCTATACTTTTTAATTGACCTAACACATTAAACACTTCAGGTTGACTTGAACCAGATGTTAATGTCTCTGCTTTATTTTTCATAATCATATGATAAGAATCTAACTGATGCCTGTTAACATCTTTAGTATCAAACGTGCCATCATCAAACTCTTTCTTTAATGTAGACCAGAGTTTAATTTCTCTCATTCTATCTCTAGCAA